GGTTTTCCCCATGAAAAAGCCTAGGATGAAGGCAACAAAGATGACGATGTAGGCCGTTTTATCTAAATTGGAAAAAATATCAATTTTTTCTTGATAATGGGGCATGGGTGGCGGCGGTGGTGGTGGTGGCGGAGGATAATAATACATTTCCTCTTGTTCGTGTTGTTCTTCGGTAGAAATGTGTTCATCCTTCTCCATGATGTCTGGATTATAATCAATCGGGTTACCGATATCACTTTCCATTTTATAATTTCGCGCTTTATTTTTTTAAGTCTATTATTCCTCACTTTCACTTTCTTCATCGTCGTCTACGACGAATCCAGCTAAGTTACCGTTTTCGTCGGCGTCCTCATCATCGTCGTCGAATTCGGATTCAGTCTCTGATTCGGATTCGTAATCATCTTCATCAAAATCTTCATCCTCTTCGTCGGTGAAATCATCTTCGACATCTTCGATGATTTCGAGGCGTTCTGGAGGCTTGGAAATACGCCCTGAGCGTGTTCTAATGGAAGACATTTATATTATATAGTCATTACATCTTTAAGTCCTTCTATATATGTTTTCAAATTCTAGGATGATTTTTGTTATGATTTCGTTTATTTCTTCTGATACCGGTGTATCCGTGGCAGTCGTGTAAAGTGCGAGTTCTTCCAGATTTTGGACTGCTCTTTCTAGTAATTTCTTTGAAATATCTTCATGCCCCTTAAATTCTCTGGCCATGTTTATGTTTGCGAGAAACTCCCTGTACAAAATGCCATTAATACCTGAATATTTGTGTGTTTCTTTGATGAGCCCATTCAAAACGTCTGGGTCACCCACACACTTTACCATTTTGGACGACATGTAAATGACCGCGATTAAGAATATGACAGCAAACATTTATAATTTAGATAGTATTTTATCTATAAGCCTGTGCTTTCTATTTGAACACTTGCACATTTTTTGTATTTCATCTTTTGTTATGGAAAATGTAGATAACGTGGAACACCCTGGACATACGTGATTTGTGGAAACACTTTTCTTTTTTCCTTTTAGGGAATCGATTCTGTGAATTTCAAAACTATCATCTTTGACCATATATTTTTTGATGTATGTTTCTAGGTCACCTTTTACATCTTCTTTGTGTTTTTCTTGTGTCTTTTTCTTTGGTGGGGGTTTATATTTTGTGACTTGTAGTTTTTCTACTATATTATCTGGAAGTTGGTGTCTTCTACCAGAAAAGTCTTTGCAAAAACCATAAAAACGCCCTTTCATGGTTTCGCATCTACAGAAACATTTTTGAAATATCGTGTCTCCTAGAACATGAAACCAGACGTGATTGGATCCGTGTGCACGTTTCGTGTTTTCACAATATCTCGATGTAGTAGCGACCAAGTAGCTATTTTTTTCCTTGTATACATTTTTGATCCGAGCGTTCATTTGCCCTTCCATATGTTTTCGAATGAATGTTTCTAAAAGTGCACACGTTTCTGGATCTTTTAATTCATCCTTTGTTTGGTTTGCTGTGAAACTTCCTTCGACTTTTGTGCGTACACCCTCTATGATCTTTGGATTTTTGCACTCGGTTCTCAATGTCGCCATTTGCATGGTTTCGAGTGTGGGTTCAGGTGATATATTTTGAAACATCGCGAGAGGTCCATGTTTGTATACAAAAATGGGTAGATATTCACCCTGCGTTTCCTTCCCCTTATTGCAACCATCACACCCTTTGCCGCCACATTCTTTATGTGTCACCCACTTGTGTGAAAATGGCATTCTAAATCCACTACCCCGCGTGTTTCTCTCACTACTCCCATATACAGATAAATCGACAATGTCATTCCAATCTTTTGATCCATATGCGAGATTTAGTGTGTTTATTACGTGTTCTCTAAGAGCTAAAGCTGATGACCTATTTACTGGGAAATTTGGCCAATTTATGTGAACACCTGTTTTTATCACATCATCTACTCTTTTTGGTTTAGATACACACACGAGTGCATCTTTTCCACCGTATTTACTTACCTTGTCGCATATGACTTTACACACTCGTTGGACTTCTTCGATGGTCATGGGATCGTCATCTTTGTAATCAAGATCTACAAAAAAGTTGTACGCATCTACTGTTTTTTGTTCTACGAGGAACACCTTTTCATTTGATTTCACCGCTTCCACATACTTTTCATAAAATTCTGTCAATCTATCAAACGGTACGGACAATATTCCACCGTCCATGAACACGTGTGATGGATTGGGGTTCTTTCCAAGAAAGCCATGCTCTTTGCACCACTCCTTGAACATACTTACCATTATTTAGACTGTTTCTTTTAATCTTCTTCATCGTCTTCGAAGCTTCTCCACATGCTTCTCCTGTAAGAGACATCTGGACACCGAGGTTCATCCTCATTGAGTTTCTTTTTTAAAACCAGCAATTCGTATACTTTATCATCTTTATGCTCTTCAATATACATATTTGCTCTTTTTGGTGTGTATGAATGCCTGTTTACGAGCAAGTCGTGTATTTGCATTAAAATGTAGCTTTTAGACTTCATTATTTAATAGCAAAGGATTTTCTATTCAAAGATGTAACACACGAGTAGAATTCGGGGTTTTCGAGAACATTCTTCGTAATGCGCTCCCATTGTTTTTTAGATTTGAATTCTTGGAGTGTATCAAATGCCATAAAATCATTTTCGTCGTGTGTTCTTTTAATTGGTTGTTTTTGTATTTTTTTAGCTATTGTTTTTTGTTTTTCATCATTAAATTTTTTTATGAGTTCAGTTTGTTCTGGTTTTGTGTAGTTTACGAAAAATATAAACACATTATATTCGAGGTCGACAGTTGGACTCTCTTTTACTGTAAATTTAAATTCTGTATATTCGCCTTTCTTTAAAGAAACCACACCACGAGTTTCTTCTTCGAGTTCACGAAGAGCACAGCGAATTGGATTGAAGATTTCTCTTCTGCGACACCCTCCGGTCACGAATATCCAGTCTTTAAAGCGCTTATCTCTTACTGTGAGGAACCTTGGTTTATCTCCCGTAAATGTTACCGGTACTGCGATCGATTTATATTTTTTCATTGCGATGTCGCAAGTTATAATCGTCTGAGATGTTAATTATCTTGGGACTCGGCAACAACTTTATTGACGGGGACTGGTTCTTCAATTTCATCTTCGTATTCCTCTTCCGTCACTTGACGTGGAGGCTGTGGCTGTGGAGATGGTGTGTGCGCTTGAACGATTTTATTACAGAAACCCTTGATACTTTCGATGTCACTCTTAGTCTTCGTGTATTCTTTGTACATGTATACCGTAGCCGCAATGCATGCGACAATGGCCACGATCATGAGTGTTTCTCTGTCAAAAGAGATCATACTTTTGTGTAATAGAAACGTTGAATTTTTTTAAGTAGCTTCCTCCTGGTTAACTGGGGAGATAAATTTTTCTAGTGTCCTGGATTTGGGGTCATACGTGAGTACAAATACAAATCCTAGAAGAAACAAATACTTCCAAAGCATTTGTTATTAGTGTGTAAATAAATTTAGTTCGAGTACATGAGACCACCCATACCATTTTCAATGCGCAAAATGTTGTAGTTTACGGCATACATGTCGGCATCGAATCTATCAGAATCGATCACAAAACGAGCTGAATCCAGTCGGCTGAAGTTGAGGGATCCAGTTGGTTGAGATTTGGAGGTTTCGAGGCAGAATGGATACAAGAACATGGTTTCATCGCTACCTCTAATTTCGGAAGAAGTGGTGTGGTAGTACTTAGTGCACACGGTGTAGTGTGGGTTCACTGGCTTAGCATCAGTGACATCGGTACCATTGATTTGCAATCGAAGCTTACTGTTAATGAAATCAAGGTTGTTTGGGTTGTAAGCCGCGAGATACTTGATTGGGTGGTTGTAGTTGACTTCTTGGATGGCGGTATTGGATTGGACGGCGCGCTGGGTTTGTGTAATGATCATGTTTTGTGGAGTACCCGCCAAAGTAGTGCGTTCATCGGTATCCAAATAAATGTATTGCGCGTGAACTTCATAGTCAGTCGCACTTGGTTCATTCCATGTGATACGCAATTCCACATCGTGATATTGGAGCGAAATCAATGGAATCGCAGATTGCCAGTTTTCGCAGAACGAAAAGTGGAGTGGGTAGAAGGCCCATGGGGCGGCGGCACCCGCGCTGACAGACTTGGAGTAGTTTTGAGCCATTGTGACTGGCGCAATGTATTGAGAGAAGTGAGAGGTTTGTTCGTCAATGACTTGTCCACCGATCAGAAGTTCGACCTTCTTGATTCGACTCACCCATTGCGTGTTGGTGAGCGCAACTGGGGTACGTTGTGTAATGTAGCAGTAACCGAGGAGATCCCCCTTGCGTTCAAAACGAACGGTAGAGATACCACCGGTGGATGGAACACCCTGGAGCACTTGGCGTTCCACAGTTTGGGCAAAGTTTGTGTGACGACGATAGTTAGAGCGGAAGAAGCTGACTTCGGGTTGACCGACGAGATGGGCATCCTGGGCACCGACGGCGACGAGTTGGGCAATACCACCAGACATTTTATATATATTGAGGTTATTTTTTTATGTGGGGTTATCACATGAGTAAGCACGTGTATGCATTGGTATTATCCACCATCGCTGGGTACGCATATTATCAAATCATGGAGGCATCGTTACCAACCGAGTCTAACTGTAGTTACATGGCGGCACCCGTGACGGACCTACTGGCGTTTATCTGGGGTTTCGTGCTTGTGGCGTATGGGTTTCAATACGATAACGCGATTTTGACGTTCATGGGTGCGAGTATCGTCGTCGAACACGTGTTTCAGTTGAAAAGAAAAGTATAATTTTTACAATCTGGAGAGATTCTAAAAATTAACGGGAGAATGATTCGAACATTCGACTTCCGGGTGACCTGATAAAACACATGCGTTTTATGGGCCCGACACGCTAAACCTCTGCGTCATCCCGTTTGCACCAAAGGAGATTTGAACTCCTGGCCTCGCGCTTACTAAACGCGCGCTCTACCCCTGAGCTATTGGTGCTTTTTTGAATGAAGAACATCCATTCAAAAAAGGACTCCACCCCTGGGTTTCGATCCCAGTACCCTACGGTTAACAGCCGTATGCTCTTCCAATTGAGCTAGGGCGGAATGGTCCGGCCTACCCGATTCGAACGGGTGACCCATGGAGGATTCATTTCATACCACTACAATCCATTGCTCTTCCATCTGAGCTAAGGCCGGATAAAGCTCCCACCTGGACTCGAACCAGGGTTGTTGGATTCAAAGTCCAAAGTGATAGACCACTACACTATAGGAGCTATATCATTATTACTCTCTTTTTCTTTAAGCTCTTTTGTATATTTAAAATGATACATCACTAATGAGAATAACCCCGCCGCCACATTCGTGATGGTCATGGGTACTACCTCGTAATGTATAGAATATACGAGTGCAAACACACTCGCGAGAAGATTTAAGTGTAAAAAAGTGTAGTTTATCGCTTTCGCATCGTGATTTTTATAAACGTGTGTGACTTCCGGAATAAACATGATGGTTATGAGTATCGAACTCACAAACCCAAACACATCTATGATGTTCATTTCGACTTCTTTAATTCACAATTTTACTTTTTAACCCAGAAATTCATATACGTATACACCATATCGACCATTTATTATATAAGACGAACCATCTTCGGATAATCTCGCGGATAGACCAATATAAGGTATTCCATCAATTCTGCTACCCTTTTGTACCCAATTAGACCCATCCCATTCATAAACATCCGTGTATGAAGAAGTAGCATTCGATGTGTAACGCGATATGGTTATAGTTGAACCATCTCTTGATATTGAACCACGGGTGGTATTAGATGCACTAAACGTCTGGTTCCATGTGTTATTAGAATATTCAAGTACACTTACCGTTTGATATGCATATGACCCATTATCACATAATGTTAGTTTCATACCGTCACCAGAAAGTCTTGGTCTTACCGCTTCATTGGAAAACATTAAATCCTGACCAAGTTGATTCCAAGATCCATTTGTGTATTGAAATACTTTTGCTCTGCCAGACCTTACACCCGAGCTATTGTAATATCCAGCACCAGCCGCGGCGTATACGGTACCATCGTGTGATATTGAAACATGAGAACCGTATCTTTCTGAAAGATTTTTTGGGTGGTAATGTGTACCTATTTGTCCCGTACCTCTCTGTGACCACGAACCACCGGAGTAATGCCAGACGGTTACCCGTCCAACCGTGGTAACAAAATTTATGTTTGGGTCATCATAGTTAGCTTCCCCCATTACTACCGAGTTTCCGTCACCCGAAATATCTGCACTCCAGCCACCCCAACTCCCTGTTGTAACAAGACCATCGTACCTGACGTATACAGTCCCTGTAATGTCTCCACCCACTTGATTCCAGGTTGTTCCACTTGCATACTGATAAACTCTCACGCGACCCTGATAATTATTATACGTACGTTCACTTACCATCACTCTAGAACCATCACCAGATAAACCTATACTAAACACACCATCTGGAGTACTAATTGTACCTATTAAAGACCACGTTCCATTTGATTTTTCGTATACGTAAACTGACAAATTATTCGAAGCCGGGTATGCGATTCTAGTGCCATCATACGACATACCATTGGTTTGTGGATAACTGCCGAGATAACGGTAGTAACTTTGATTCCATGCAGAACCTATTGTTTTGTTTAAGAAGTCATTTAAACTTATTTCCCCCGAAGCTGGTGATGTCGTACCATCTGTGAATTGGACTCCGTAATATTCACTTAGACTATATGGAGCCGTATCATCGGCTGCTATACCAATTGATTCTAAAGAAATACTCATCGTCTAACTTCTTATGTTTTAGATTGGGATATTTTTTCCATTTCGAGTTTAAGCTCCTTTATGGCTTCTATCAGAATCGGGAACTTCCGGCCACTCCACACCCACAAGGTTTCCGTCCTCGTCGAGGTCGGGTGAAGACATGCCTGGAAGGTCCCTGAGATGTTGGCGGTAAAAGTACCACTGTTTACGTTTTTTGTCGTTTATGGGGTAATCGGGTGTGACGTACTTATCAGTCATATTTATGCGGACGTCCCTTTCTGTGCGAAGTTTTTTCATGGCGTCTTCTTTGCGTTGACGCCTAGCTTCCATTTGAGCCAGTTCTTCGGGGGTTGGAAGTTCGGGTTCCTCGTCCATTTATATTATGTTAACGAGATAAAAGTTATGGTATTTTTAGTATTGCCATTTACTTGTTCCTTACAATAATGTTATTGTTACTTGTCCGTCTCCTGAACGGTTTCCAGCAGTATTACTCTGATTAGTTCCGCCATTATATGAGCCAGCGCCATATGTAGGGAAGGTTGTGTCGAACTCATTAGGGGGTACTACTTGGCCTCCGCTATAACCTCCGCCACCACCGCCTTCATAGCGGGCGCCGCCACCGCCACCGAAAGAGCCATCACCGCCATCATTTATACCAAGACCACCAACGCCGCCATTTGTAAAAGATTTGCCGACACTGTCTGTGCTACCGAAAGAGCCAACGCTGCCATCTCCAGTGAGGCCGCCGCCACCGCTACCTCGGTCGCCGTCGCCGCCATCTGTTCCTCCAGTAACGTTATTATTATCTGCTAAACCATCAGGCGCCTGGGCATTCCAACTTCCCCAGCTTTCGCCGTTGCCGCCACCGGCAACAATCAATGCCGTATTAGTATTAGTCGTTACAAAAGTGCCGCCACCGCCTCCGCCACCGTAGGTGCTAGTCACGAAGTCTCCGCCACGCTGTCCTACAAGAATACGTATAACATCGCCTCCGGTTAATGTAAAGTCTCCACGCATTCTTGCGCCTTTACCTGTACGTATAGGCTTCGATACACTTTGTTCTCCTCTTCCACCTTCGGCACCCCAAGCCTCAATTCTATACGTCCCCGTTCTCGGAACAGTCCACTCTTGAATACCCTGGGTCACCACATTTAAATAATTGGTATCACCGGTCCAAGTGGGTGTGTACGCACTTCTAAGCTGTGTGAGTGTGGGACCGGTTCGACCCGCCACACCCGCGTTGGTAAATGTGTGCGAACTGAATGAGTATAATGAATAAACGCTCAAGATCGTAAACGTCAAATCTGTGTACGCAGATGTATCCACCGTATCCGTCGCTCGAATGGTCACGGTATTCGTGGTTCCAGAGGCTGCTGTACTCGTTCCCGAAATGGTATTCCCTGAAAGTGTGAGTCCACCCGGAAGACTTCCACTGACAAGTGAATAACTGACGGACGAACCACCGGTGGCATCCGTCGCGGATAATGTGAGCGTCGTGGAATTGTTCGTATCAAACTCCTCCGTACTCCCACTCGCCGGGGACGACCAGGTCGGGTTTCCAAACCCAAGTGTCTGTGTACTTTTCGCGGTGGTTCCAAGTGCGTTTGTCACGACAACCTTATAAGGTCTGTTTGTGAGTTGTCCCGACGCCAAAGTACCCACTCTAAAACGCAAGGTCGTATTGTCAACAAACGTAAAATTGGTCGTGTTGTAGAGGGTTGTTCCATCAGCCCCTTCGAGTTGAACAATACTCTGAGAGTCAAAAAAGGAACCCGTGACCGTGATGTCCTCGGTCGCGACGTTGGCGTATGCGATCGGATTCGGACTGAACGAGGTTATAGTAGGAGACCCAAACCCAAGTGTCTGTGTACTTTTCGCGGTGGTTCCAAGTGCGTTTGTCACGACAACCTTATAAGGTCTGTTTGCACCCTGCCCCGACGCCAAAGTACCCACTCTAAAACGCAAGGTCCCAGTGTCAACAAACGTAAAATTGGTCGTGTTGTACAGGGTTGTTCCATCGGCCCCTTCGAGTTGGACATTAGTCTGAGAGTCAAAAAAGGAACCCTCGACCGTGATGTCCTCGGTCGCGACGTTGGCGTATGCGATCAGATTCGGACTGAACGAGGTTATAGTAGGAGACCCAAACCCAAGTGTCTGCGTACTCTTAGCCGTGATCCCGGCCCCGTTCGTGACGACAACCTTATAAGGTCTGTTTGTGAGTTGTCCCGACGCCAAAGTACCCACTCTAAAACGCAAGGTCGTATTGTCAACAAACGTAAAATTGGTCGTGTTGTAGAGGGTTGTTCCATCAACCCCTTCGAGTTGAACAATACTCTGAGGGTCAAAAAAGGAACCCGCGACCGTGATGTCCTCTGTCGCGAAGTTGGCGTATGCGATCGGATTCGGACTGAACGAGGTTATAATAGGAGGCGTCGCGATGGAAGACCATCCACTCGAGGTGTATGTTTCAAAGTATCCGGTCGTTGAATTGTATCTGAGCATACCCGCGACGGCCGAGGATGGACGTTCGGCGGTCGTACCATTGGGTACAATGATTGCATCCGTGGCGTTTACATCGAGAGTGGCCAAGGGGGTATCCGTGCCTATACCTATCTTGCTGGTAGTTGTGTCCACAAAAAGATTCGCCGTACCCACTTGAAGATTTGAACTGAACGTTTTAACGCCACCTATGGTTAAATCGGAAGACTCCAAATTTTCTATTCTGGACGCATTGGATGATAAATCCGTGGTGAGATTATCTATTCTGGACGCATTGGATGATAAATCCGTGGTGAGATTATCGATTCTGGACGCATTGGATGATAAATCCGTGGTGAGATTATCGATTCTGGTCGCATTGGATGATAAATCCGTGGTGAGATTATCTATTCTGGACGCATTGGACGACAAATCCGTGGTGAGATTATCGATTCTGGTCGCATTGGATGATAAATCCGTGGTGAGATTATCGATTCTGGTCGCATTGGATGATAAATCCGTGGTGAGATTATCTATTCTGGACGCATTGGACGACAAATCCGTGGTGAGATTATCTATTCTGGTCGCATTGGACGACAAATCCGTGGTGAGATTATCTATTCTGGACGCATTGGACGACAAATCCGTGGTGAGATTATCTATTCTGGACGCATTGGACGACAAATCCGTGGTGAGATTATCTATTCTGGTCGCATTGGACGACAAAT